GAGGGGGTAAACGAAATCGTTTACCCTACATTATAAAAGAAAAACATACAAAAGAAAAACATACAAAACGAAAGGGCGCACGCGAGGGAAAAATGAAAGCCGAAGAACAACGGATTTTCGACGAGTGGAACGCGCACCCGAAAATTAAACCGAAGCACCGCGCGTTTACAACGGCGATGCGGAAAGGCGTATCCGCCCGTCTTAAAACGTACTCCGTCGACGAGATCTGTGCGGCAATCCGGAATTACGGCGACTCGACGGACGGGTTTTGGGTCGACTGGCGAGAGCGTAAACGCGGCTGGACCCTGGACGTGTTCCTCTCGCGGGGCGAAGGCGCGAAGGTCGAGCAGTTCTTGCCCGGGCCGATAGTCTCCGGAAGTACCCGCCATACGGGCAAGGTCGGCGGCGGAAGGAGGTTTTTGAGCCGTGGAACAGATCGCGGATAGTTACAAATTGCCCGAGCACGTTTGCGAAGAAGACCCGGACGTCTGCCCGAAGTGCCTCGATGCCGGCGTAGTAGTTTTTGAGTTCCGGACCGCGGAAGAGTTTTGCCGGCACTTCGGCATCGAACCGGGGGAGATGACGCGGGCCGAAGAACGCGGTTTCGAAAGGGCCGAGGCCGGCGGGTACGCGGTGACGTTCGCGAGCCCCTGCAGTTGCTTGGATTTTAAGGCCCGGGAGCGGCGGTTCCACGCCGCGGTCCGCAACCTTCCTCGGCCGCTCGCGGCCGCGCGTTTCGAGGGAGTTCACCGCCACGTCCCTTACAAAGTGGAGGCGCTTGAGGCCGCCCAGAAGCTCGTCGACACCGTGCTCGCGGGTAAAGGAGGCGTGTTGATATTCGAGGGCGAGACGGGTACCGGCAAAACTTACATTGCCGTCGCCGCCATCCGTGCCGTTACGGACGCGAAACGGACGGCCGCGTTCGTCAACTCTCAGGATTTCTGTTTCGGCGTCGAGCGCCGGGCGATTTCGGTTGAGGATGTGCAAACGTACATCGACGACTTCCGCAACAACGACCTCGTTGTTATTGACGACTTTGGCAACGAGCGAATAAAGCCGGGGGGCGTCGTCGAAGGCCATTACATCCGCTTACTGCGGTCTTTCGAGCGCGGCGGCGTGCTGCTCATTACGACCAACTACGACTTCGAGGAGAAACTCCGGGAAAGATTCGGCGACGAGGCAGATCCGATCGCGCGGCGGCTAGCCGAAGTTCAAGTCGCGCCGAACTTGAAGTTTGGGGGACAAGGGAGCATACCGTGGACATCATCGTAACGACGCCCAAGGACCGGATGGCCGAGGCGGCCCGCGAGGCCGAGGAGATCATCGAGGCCGGCGGCGGGTGGTACTACCGCGATTACCGGACGCCGCGGATCCCTCGGGTCGATATCGGCGACCGCGTCTACTACGTCGAAGACGGCTACATACGCGGCTTCGCCGTCGTCGCGGGCGTCGAGCGCGTCCGCGACCACGACACGGGTAAGGTACTAGCCGTCCGCATAATGATGGATGCGAAATCGTGGACGTGGATTGAGCCGATACCCTGGAAAGCGCCGCGCTCGTTCCAATATGTCCTCAGCGTCCCCCGTTGGCATTACATAAAAATCGTCGGCGGCTGGCTCGACCCGAAGCCGGCGGCGCCGCTGGAGAAGTAAAACGTGGACGACGAAAAGATATGTCCTTTTACCATACTTGGTGCGGCCTTCCGCGACGGGGCTTACGAGTCGCCGTGTTCGGATATTTGCGCCCTTTATATCAACGGCAAGGGTTGCGCTATAAAGGTAATCGCCGAGGGGTTTGCGGAAAACGTCAACGCCAGGGCGCGTATACGCGGAACGCATCAACCCCTCGGCCTTTTCGACGGGGTACAGTAACCGGAACCGCGAGAGGTTAATTACGGCCGAGAAGAGCAAAATCACCTGGACCGATGCGACAGAGAATTTCTGGCACGGCTGCACGCCCGTTAGCGAGGGCTGCGCCCACTGCTACATGTACCGCGAGAAGCGGCAGTTCGGCCAGGACCCAGCGAAGGTCGTGCGCTCGAGTGACAAGACCTTCTACGCGCCGTTGAAATGGCGCGAGCCCCGGTACATCTTCGCTTGCTCCTGGGGCGACTTCTTCCACCCGGCCGGGGACGAGTGGCGGCCTGAGGCCTGGGACGTTATCCGGCGTTGCCCGCAGCATACGTGGCTGATTCTTACAAAGCGGCCCGAGCTCATCGTGGCGCGGCTGCCGGAAGGCTGGCCGTGGCCGCACGTCGCGCTCGGCGTTACGGCGGAGAACCAGGCGCGGCTCGACGAACGGGGCCCGATTATTCTTTCGATTCCCGCGGCGCTGCACTTCCTATCGTGGGAACCCGGATTAGGCCCGATTCATATAACCCCGCCGTTTTTCCAATACGATAAAACATTCCGTAATTTCGGTTGGGTTATCACCGGTGGGGAGAGCGGCCCGGACGCCCGGCCAACGCACCCGGATTGGGTGCGCTCCCTCCGCGACCAAGCCAAAGCCGCGGGCATCCCGTTCTGCTTCAAACAGTGGGGCGAGTGGGCCGTGATCGAGAAGGGATTATCGAAAAAGGGCGATATAACCTTGGCCAATTACGGCCCGTACCCGAATATCTTTTGGCATCACGAAAGACCGGTAAGGATAAGTACGCACGTTTCGGCTGATTGTGTCGTTATGCGGCGCGTCGGCAAGAAAAATGCCGGTCGGTACCTTGACGGCGAAATATGGGACGAGCGGCCCTCGCCGCTCGGAAATAAATAAACCGGAAAGGAGAAAGGTATGACGAAGCAGAGGGTAGAAGGAAAGGCCGCGGCGCCGCCCGTCGAGGCGACGATGATAACGAAGCTGGCGGCGGTGCCGGTGGCCGCGATCGACGCCGGCCGCAACGTCCGGATGGCCCCGGACGCGGAGCTCGTGACGTCCATAAAGGCGCTCGGGCTGCTGCAGCCGATCGTCGTACGTCAGAAGGACGGCCGCTACGAGCTCGTCGCCGGCCGGCGCCGGCTCGAGGCCGTAAAAAAACTCGGCTGGGAAAAGGTGCCGGCGGTGGTCCACGCCGAGATGACGGACGGCGGCCTCACCGCGGCGTCGCTGGCGGAGAACGTCGACCGCCGGCCGCTGTCGCCGGTCGAGGAGGCCGAGGCCATCAACGCGCTCATCGAGGACGGCTGGCCGGTCGACGCCATCGCGGCGCTGTGGGCCAAGTCGGACCGTTTCATAACGGAGCGGCTGGCCTTGCTGAAACTTCCGGCTCCCGTCAAGCAACGGCTGGCCGAGGGCGCATGGCCCGTGGGCGTAGGGCTGGCGTTGCTGCGGGCCCACGACGAAAAAATCATCGACGGCGCCGTCAAGCTCGCCGAAGAAGGGAAAAAGGCCGTCGACATCCTGGAATGGATCCGGGACCACGGCGCGGATAGGATCCCGCGATGGCTGCGCGACGACGCCGCTTGCCGCGCATGCCCGCAGCGAGGCGATAACTTGCCGACGCTTTTCGACGTCGAGAAGTGGCGGCGCCCGGAAGAGGAGTGGCACTGTTACAACAAATCGTGTCTCGGCAATAAGCTCAAGGAAAGGCGCGCCGAATTCGCCAAACGCGCCGAGGAAAAGGGTTTGGTAGCCCTTTCGTACGAGGAAATCATAGAGAAGGGCGGCCGGCCGCGTGGCGTACATTCGCCCGGGGACCTATGGCCGACGCTCGCCGACGTCAAACGCGATGTCGGCGCCGAGGCGTTCAAGGCGGAGTGCGTACCGTGCCCGAAGCGCGGTCTGGTACTCGAGACGGCGGCCGAGGTATGCACGGACCGCGACTGCTATAAAAAGAAAATCGCCGCCAAGAAACGCGCCGAGAAGAAAACGCGGGAAGTCGCCGAGGATTCGGGAGAACCCGCGGAGCTTTACGCCCGGGCGGTACGCGAGCGGGTCCACGCCCACGAGCGGGGATGGTTGCAGATGCAGCTGGCGACGGCGCTTGTTACGAAGAAAAACGCGCGGCTGCTCGAGGCGATCATCTTGGCCCGGGCTTTCGAGACGGTAGCGCCGTCCGTAGAACCGTACCACGTGGATATTAGGAAAAACCGGGCGTTCTGGCACGACCTCGGCCTATCGAGCGACGAGGACAAACTCCTGCACGACGTCATCGGCATGGACGACGCGGCCCGGGAAAAACTACGATTCATAACCGGCGAACTCGCGCTGCGTCGGGCCTTTGACGCGTGGCCGTACGCCGCCGGCTTAGCCGCGGGAATCGAGCGGGAGCCCGGCTATCAGTTGACCGACGAGTTCCTGGACGAAGCCGGCTTCACGAAGGGGGCGCTGGTCGCGATCGCCCGCGAGCAAAAAATCGAGGTCAAGCCGACAGCTAAGAAGGCCGAGGTACAAAAGGCTGTCGCGAAGGCGTGGCTGCCTGGGCAGTTGCCTAAAGTAATCGCCGACGACTGGCGGCACCACCTCAAACCGTTCGCGCCGGCGACGCCGAAGAAACGGGCGGCGAAAGTCAAAGTCAACGCGAAGGCCCGGACGTCAAAGAAGTCGAAGGCATGACGGACGACAGGACGATAGGGTCAATCGCGGACCGCCTGGGCAAGCTTACGGTCGTGGGCCTCCAAGGCAACGAGGCCGGGCCGCTCGAGCGATACGTGCGGCGGGCGACGCTGCTTGAACTCGCCGAAGACGTGCTCGCGACGCTCGGGCGGCCGCAGTGGCCCGCGGACCGCGAGGTGTTGATTGCCGTCGTCGCCGAGCTCCGCCGGGCCCGCAAGGGCCACGGGGTGTTCCCGTCGCTCCATCATGCCCTGGCCGTCGTCCGCGAGGAGTATCTGGAATTCGAACATGAGATATTCAAACGCGACGTTGACCCGGCCGGCGTCGCCCGCGAGGCGGTCCAGCTCGCGGCGATGGCGGTCCGGACGCTGAGCGACCTCGCGCTTCCACTTAAGGAGGTAAAACGCTAATGGACACGGAAACGTACATCGCGACGCAACAGCAAGTCGGGTTACTCGCAACCCTCGTTCTCCGTTTGCCGCTCGCTGAATTCCTGAACGCAATAAGCATGGCGGATACGGTGGGGCCGGTCGTCGACCCGACGCTCTACGGGCGAGGAGCACGGGCCATGCATCGCGTCGAGACGCTGGCCCGGGCGGCGAGGAAATACCAGGACGAGATCCGGGAAATTTACGCCGGCGACGACACGCTGCGGCCGGTCCTGGACGAAATCGACCGGGAGGATACCCGCGAGGACGGCGAACGGCGGTGCCGGATATGCGGCTGCACCAAGGGGCAACCCTGCGACACCGGCGACGGCTCGTGCTCGTGGGTCGAGTACGACCTGTGCAGCAACCCCGCCTGTTTGGGGGCCGCGGGTTATGAAGACGTCGAACTACAGGAATGCGGGTAAGGACCCGGGCGCGATCTCGATCTCGGTAACGGTGCCCCGCGGGTTCCGTGGTCCAAGTTATCCGCCGCTTGCGCCGCCACGTGACTACGTCGAGAACTATAAACGCGGTCTAATTACGCAGGAAAAATACGCGGCCCTTTACCGGAACGCCATCCTTATCAGCCTCGACCCCCGGGCGGTTTATGCCGACCTCGTCCGCCTCGTCTTCGGCGAGCCTGTTCTGCTGTGCTGGGAAGAGCCGGAGGAATTCTGCCACCGCCAGCTCGTGGCCGCGTGGTTCCGCGTCGCGGGCATCGAGTGCGAGGAGATAACGAACGATGGTAAAAAAACCACGGCTTAAAAAAGAATGGGCGGGCCGTTACGTCCGGTTACTTGTGGAAAAAGAAAACCGCGCCGGGACGATATTCGATAAAGGTAGCATTATGCGAGTCGTAGAAAACTACGGCGGTCTCAAACTGGTAAAAATCTTCCAGTGTCCACTATGCGGTGGCAGATATTGCCAACAAATAAGTAGAGTCCCAGAGGGACGAGTAGAATTACTTCCTGAGGATTTTAAACCACCGCAGCAAGACGGCTATGGGACGCCGACGGGCCACCTTATCGTAAAACCTGCGGAATGAAAAATCTTAAATTACCGGCCAACGCCTCCAAGGCCTGCCCCGCTTGCGGTAAAGAGTGGACGCGGGGCTATATCGTCAAAAAGCCGGACGGAAAGAAAGTCTACAAGCGGGCGTTGGAGTGTCGAAATCCGGGTTGCGGCCTGGGCTACTTCATCGGCGCCGAGATAACGGCCGCGGAGGCCAAAGGATTGGAATTAATCGACCGCGAGAAGCGGAAGAAGGAGGTTGTTCGTATGGCGGAAAAGGAAGAGGAAAAGGAACGCGCGGCGGCCCCTCACAAAAGTTGGGGCGAGACGTATAAGCGTTGCCGCGAATGCGGTACGACGGACCGCCCGAATATAGGACGCGGGCTCTGTACAAAGTGCTATTCGAAGCACCGCAACGCCGGAACGTTAAGCCAATTCCCAGTCGCCGAGCGCCCGGGGTATAAGAAAAAACAGCCCGGCCGGCGCGCGGCGCAGGTACGCCAGGCGCGGGCGGGCGACGACGGCGACGTAGTCGAAGTGAACGTCAAAGTAAGGCTACGAGACCTACCGGCCAAACTCCAGGCGGAGATCAAGGCCGAAGTTGCCGCTAAGCTGACCGATAAAGTCCTCGCGCGCCTAAGCGGGAGGTAGCAGCTTTGAACCGGACTATTGCCGTAATATTAACCATCGGCGCGCTGGCGATAATTGCCTTAGTCTTTTGGGTGACGGACGCCGAGCGCCGTGCAGCGAATTGGAAAGCGAAGGCCCGGACGGCAGACCACGACGCCGAGGCCGCGAAGCTCGCCGCGGCCGTCTTCGGCCTGGCGTACTGGGAAACGGTCAACATTCAGGCCGAAAACGCCGAGACCCGCAAGCTAGTCGCGGCGCTGTACGGTCTGCCGGCAAACCGCCGGGCCGAGGACGGTGCCGTCACACCGCTACCCGCGCTCGAGAACGTCGAACCGGACGTAGACCTCAACTTTGGCGCCGGCCCGCCGAACCCGCCCGGGTCCGCGATCGTATGGGAACGTAATAAGAGCGGCGGCCTCGTCTTCCACTTCAAAGACCCGGCGGTACTTACGGGGAGCGAACGTGCTCGAGTCGTCTCCGTCGACGAGATGAAGGCGATGGCGAAAGAAGAGTGGGGCCTTCGGAAAAGGGAGAAGCCTGCCCGGGCTGGAGATGACGAGGACGGTACTATACCGGCCGGGGCCGGAAATGGCGACGAATAAAATACGCATCGTCGGGCTAGACCCGGGCGAAACAACCGGCTGGGCGCTCATCGAAGCGAACGGCGCCGGCATCGTATACGTATTGGACTACGGCGTCATAGCGGCCGCGGGGGCGCCGCCGAGTGAAGGGGACGTGCTGACGACGACGCGGCGCGAGCTCGGGGCGATACTCGACGTAATGAAGGCGGACGGCGTTACTCGTATCGCACTCGAGGCGCCGGCGTACAATCGGAAATTCGACGGCTTCGCAGGCGAGGTCCGGGGCGTATGCAAGGAAGCGGTCGCCGCGGCCGGTTTGACGTGGCGCCTTGTCGTGCAAAACACAGCTAAGGCGGCCGTCGGTGTAAAGATAGCGCGCCGCAAGAAGGGCGAGCCACGGCCGGCGCGGAACGCGGCTAAGGAAGCGGTTAAGAACGCCGTCGAGGCGCGTTTTGGCCTTGCGGATCTCAGCTATCACGAAGCCGACGCCGTTGCGTGCGCGGTGGCGCTTGCCGCGGAGGGTAAATTATGAAAAGACTACGAATATCCTCTATCCTAAAACTCCCGTTAGAAGCCGTCACGCAGACGTTCGCGATCCTTGCGATGCGGGGCGTCGGCAAGACCTATACGGCATCCGTCCTCGCCGAAGAGTTCTGCAACGCGGGTTTGCCCTTCGCGGTTCTGGACCCCACGGGGGCCTGGTGGGGTCTCCGCGCGACGGCGGACGGGAAGGGAGAGGGCTACCCGGTGATGATTATCGGCGGCGACCACGCTGATGCGCCACTGGAGGAAACAGCCGGGAAGGTCATCGCTGATATGCTCGCGGAGGACGCGCCGCCGCTCGTTATCGACCTGTCGCGCCTGTCGAAGAGCGCGATGCGCCGATTCGTCGCCGACTTCGCGGAGCGGCTATACGAGAAAAACCGCGAACCGCTGCACCTCATCATCGACGAGGCCGACGCATTCGCGCCCCAGAAGCCGCGGCCGGACGAGATGCGGATGCTCGGGGCGATAGACGAGATCGTGCGCCGGGGTCGCATACGGGGGCTGGGGTGTACCCTCGTAACTCAACGGTCCGCCGTCCTGAACAAGGACGTCCTTACGCAAACGGAGGTCCTTATCGTTCTCCGGACGACGCACCCGCGCGACCGGGCGCCCGTGCTCGAGTGGATGAAGGTACACGCCACGCCGGAACAGATGCGCGACGTGGAGGCCTCGCTGGCGAAGCTCCCGAAGGGCGACGCCTGGGTGATGAGTGCGGGGTGGCTCGACCTTTTCAAGCGGATACACGTGCGCGAGCGCCACACGTTCAATAGCTCGGCGACGCCGACGCCAGGCGAGCGGCGGGTGCAGCCGCGGGCGTTCGCTCGTATCGACCCCGAAATCCTCCAGAGCCGACTCGCCGCGGCTATCGAGCGGCAACAGGCGTCCGACCCGGCCGTGCTTCGCCGGCGGATAACGGAGCTCGAGCGCGAACTGAACAAGCGGAAGACGGCGGCGACGCCCGAGCCGAAGGTCGAGCACGTCGAGGTCCCGATAGTGCTCGACGCAGACCTTAAAGCGTTCGAGAAGGCGACCGTCGAGACGAAGATGGCGTTGGCTTCCGTCGCCTACGATTTGGAAGCGGTTCTCAACGCCCAAAAAGCCGCGCTCGAGCGGGCGATGGCGACGATAGCGGCAGCGACGGCGAAAACCGACGGATGTCCAACGCCGCGGTCGGCTCCGGCTCGACCGTCTACGCCGGCGGTGCGGGAGGTCCCGGCCGCCCGGGCCGCAGTGAACGAAGAGGGAGATAACGAGATAAAAGCCGGCGAACGGAAGGTACTAACGGCCATCGCGCAATACGTCGCCGGTGTGACACAAGCGCAGTTAGCTGTGCTTACGGGATACCGGCCGACATCGCGCACTACTTATTTAAAGCTTTTACGCAGTAAAGGATTAATCGATGGGCGCGATCCTATAAAAGTAACGGAAGCGGGCCTCGCGGTACTCGGCGCCACATTCGAATCGTTGCCCACGGGTGCGGCATTACTCGAATATTGGCGGCAAAGACTACCAGCGGGAGAACGAAAGTGCCTTGAGGTTATCGTCGCCGCCTATCCTAATTCGGTGACGCACGAGATGGTTAAAAACGAAACGGGATACAAGGAGACGAGCAAGAATACCTATCTGAAACGACTTCGGTCAAGGCAACTTGTTACGTCGCCGGCGCGGGGAATGGTACGCGCGAGCGGGGAGCTATTCTAAGAAAAAAATGACCCGGCTTGTTAAATCTGTTTACGACGATCAGGACGAGCTTTTGGCGTCGATGGTGGGGTTGCACTCGGGCGGCGTTATCGAGTGCGATGTCACTTGCGGCCGGGGTATGTTCTACCGCTATACGCTCGAGCCACCGCGGCTGATGTTCGACATCGCGCCCCGGCGCCGCGGAGTCGTGGCGGCCGACGTCCGCTGGCTACCGTTAAGCGACGCCGCGGTCGGGTCCGTGATGTTTGACCCACCGTTCCTGTACGGTGCGTTTACGGCCCGGCGCCGGGACAGTACGATGGCCAAAAAATATTCGACCGTACCCGGTCAGATAAAGGACTTGGTGGAATTTTACGTTGAAGCTATGGCGGAAATATACCGGGTCCTTCACCCGGGCGGCATCCTTTACTTCAAGTGCCAGGATATCGTCGACGGCCGGCACAACGCCTTCGTCCACGTGATGATCCACGATATGGCCCGGGCGGTCGGGTTTCGGCCGCGCGATCTTTTTATCCTCCTCGCTAAGAGTCGCCCGATCCAATATAACCTCTATAAGCAGGTCCACGCCCGCAAGTATCACTGCTATTTTTGGGTGTTCGAAAAGAGGGGGCGCCATGGCGGGTAACGGCTCGAACGTTCTCGTCGGTTGGAAGGAGATCGGCGCTTACCTCGGGTGTTCCGACCGGGTGGCGAAACGGAAGGCGCGACGTTATGGGTTGCCGGTTTCGATAGACGAGGACGGCCGCGCCCGGGCCTTGAAAGAGGATATAGATACGTGGCTGCGAAAAAGGGTATCAAAAGGTACTAAAACGTACCCCAAACGTGTATAAAACGTCCATATAACGTACCCCCCTAAAACACCCTCCCCGATTTGACAGAAAGAGCGCCCTGTGCTAAAGGCTTAATGTAAGCGGTAATAGCCTGAAGCACGGACGCTCTTTGATAGCGGGACAAGCGGGTTTTGGCGAGTCGCAACCTCGCCTCCGCGTCACGGGGTATAACGGACCCCAGACCGGCCGCAAGGCCGCCGCCCGCCCCTGGCCCACGCGTGGGTTGCGGTCAGGGTAGCACGGGGCGCCGGAGCGGTCAACGGAGAAGAGGTCGTGGCTCCCAAAAAGCCGAACGGCCGGAAGGTCGTCCGCTCGAAACGCCGTAAATTCCAAATCGAAATAGTCAACGTTGCCGACCTTAAACCGCATCCGCGAAATTACGTAGAGCACCCCGACGACCAGGTCGAGCACATCGTCCAGAGCATTCGGCAGCACGGTATCTATCGCAATATAATCATCGCGAGAGATGGGACGATCCTCGCCGGCCACGGCGTCGTGATGGCGGCGAAAAAAGAGGGGATGACGAAGGTTCCGGTGGTTCGGCTTAACGTAAAATCCGACTCGCCGGCGGCGCTTAAAGTTCTCACGGGCGACAACGAGCTCCGCCACCTAGCCGAAATCAACGACCGCGAGTTGGCCGACTTATTGAAGGAGATTAAGGACAGCGACGAGGTGGGCCTTTTGGGGACGGGTTACGACGAGATGATGCTCGCTAATCTAGTATTAATAACTCGTACTGAAGAAGAAATCGGCGATTTGGATGCCGCTGCCGCCTGGGTGGGTTTACCCGAATATGAACCGGGCGAAAAATTTAAGCAGATAATTATTCGTTTTAGAAACGAAGCCGACAGGGATAATTTTATGAAAAAATTTAAGAAGGAATTTTCTTTTACGCGGCACAGCAATACGTATAGCGCGTGGTGGCCGCCCAAGGACCGACAAGATTTTAAAGCCTTGAGGTTCGAAGGATAATCGTGAGCAAGAAACGACTACCGCGTTACCCCGTATACGTTATATCAAAAGGCCGTTTTGAAAACTGCCTCACGGCGAAGATGTTCGTCAAAGAGGGAGTACCGTTCACGTTGGTCGTGGAGCCGCAGGAATACGACGATTACGCGGCGGCATTTGACCCGAAATGGGTCGCGATACTACCGTTCAGCAACCTCGGCTTGGGGTCGGTCCCGGCGCGTAATTGGGTGTGGGAGGATGCGTTGGGTAAGGGGCACGAACGCCACTGGATATTGGACGACAATATACGTGCGGTATACAGGCGGTACAAGGGCAAGCGCATTCGTTGCGATAGCGGGATAGGGTTAGCGATCGTCGAGGATTTTACGGATCGTTACGAGAACATCGGTATTTCGGGGTTGCAGTACAAGATGTTCGCGCCGGAAACGAACAAGATGGCGCCCTTTTATCTCAACAATCACGTATATTCATGTTTATTAATTAATAATAAGCTGCCATATAGATGGCGGGGGCGGTACAACGAAGACACGGATTTGTGCTTGCAGGTCTTATCCGGGGGGTGGTGTACTGTTTTAGTTAACGCGTTTCTTATAGATAAGATGCGCACGATGACCATGAAGGGCGGCAATACGGACGATTTATACAAGGCCGACGGCCGATTGAAAATGGCTCGTTCGCTCGAAAGGCTGTGGCCTGGAGTCGTGACGACGGGGCGAAGATACGGAAGGCCGCAGCATTACGTGAAGGATGCATGGAAACCGTTTAAAACGCGCTTGAAGTTAAAACGCGGGATTAACTTGGCTGGGAGGCGGACGGACGAATACGGCATGAAATTGGTCCAGGTTGCGCCGGAGATTAAAAGCAAGGAATTAAACGAGCTAGTGTATGGGTTATCCCGATAGGCGATGCGAAACCGGCCCGGCTGCTCCAGCTATATATATTAATTATATATAAACGAGATGGGTTACAAAACCAAAACGAGAGAAAAGGCATTCGCGCTTTACTGCGACGGTAAGACGCAGGAACAGATCGCTAGGGCGTTAAAAATCAAACGCGCCCGAACCGTTGGCGACTGGATCGAAAAATACGGTTGGAAAGAACGCCGTCAAAAAACTGTCGAAAAAGCGACCGAAAAAACCGACACCTGGCGCGCCCGCGAAATGGCGAAAGCCGTTAAGGGACACTTCGAAGTGGCGCGCGGCATTCGCGGGGCGATAACGAAAAAGCTCCAACGGCTTCTCGTCGCCGCGAGTCCGAATACGCTCGACATCGAGCGTTTATCTAAAGCCCTTAAGAACACCACGGACGTTGAACGCCAGGCGCTCGGGTTGGCGACGAACCAGGTCGATGTTAACGCCGACGTACACAGCGAAGTTACGAAATACCTTGAAATCGGATTAGGCGAGGAAACAAAACAGGTACTCGATGCAGTTATCGAAAAAATTATCGTCGCCGGACAGACAGGCACTAGCGAGGGCGCTGGTTAGACAGCGCATCCGCGCGAACCTTGCCCTCTGGGCGCTCGCGAACTTCCGGCTCGAGCGCAGGCCGTTCCGCTTCGACGGCCACGAGTACTTGCGCGAAATCTACGCTTGCCGGAGCCGGCGGATCGTCGTCCAGAAGTCAGCGCAGTGCGGCGTCTCGACATGGCTTATCTGCTTGGCGTTCTGGCTGGCGAAAGAGCACGCGCTACGCGTCCTCTACCTCTTCCCCGCCCAACACCAGCTCGCGAAGTTCGTCGCGGACCGCGTGGACCGGGCGATAAACGACAGCCCCAGCATAAAAGCGGCAGTGCGCCATAAGGACGGCGAGTTGGTAACGAAGGCGCGCGACCAGGTAGGACTGAAGCATATCGGTGACGGCGCCGTTTACTTCGCTGGCTCAAAGACTGTCCTCGACGTGTTGGCGGCGCCGATCGACAACGTGATAATCGACGAGCTCGACTTCTGCGAACAAGAACACTTGGGCAAAGTAGACCGCCGGCTCGGGCACTCGAGCTACAAGGGGATGCAGCAGGTATCGACGCCCACGATCGACGAGCTCGGCATCAACGCCGAGTATCTCAAGAGCGACCGGCGCTTCTGGGAGGTGCCTTGCCCGGTGTGTGGTGAGTACCAGGAGATGCGGTTCTTCGGCGACGTATTCGCTAACCCCGAGGATAGGCAGCCGCGGGATACGGACGCCGCAGCGGTCTTGGCTGGCGTTACGGACCCAAAGGAGCTGGAGTGGGATTGGCTTCTCGCCGAACTCGGGCGCGACGTAAACGTGTACTGCAAGGCGTGCGGCGCGCCGCTCGAGCGGCTGGCGTCCGGGCGGTGGACGCCGCAGAACCTCCGGAGCGTCGTCCCAGGGTTTAAGATCTCGAAACTGATGAGCAGCACGAATGCTGTCGCCGAGCTCGTATGCACGTACCTCAAGGCAATCGGCAACCCTACGAAGACCGAAGATTTCTACAACTTCGACCTCGGCGAGCCGTACACGCCGAAGGGGGCCCGGGTCGACTACGCGATGTTGGACCGCTGCTGCCTCGACGGGTACCTGATGCCGTCGGTGAACGATGCCGCCTGCACCGCTGGCGTCGACGTCGGCGCCCGGCTTCACGTCCGCGTCTCGGAGGTAACGGGCGACACGGCCGCCGGTGCGACGGTTCGCAAGGCCGTCTTTATCGGTACGCTTGACACGTTCGACGAGGTAGCCGAACTGATGGCGCGGTACAAAGTCCGCGCGATGGTCGTAGACCATTTGCCGGAGACGCGGGCTACGGAAGACTTCGCCGCCCGCTTCCCCGGCCGCGTCTTTCTCGCTGAGTACGATACGCACCCCCGCGGCGCCGGTTGGCTCAAGGAGGGGCCTGACTGGCCGGCGAGCCGCGTTATAAAGCTGGACCGGACGGCCTCGCTTGACGTATCGGGCCAGGACATCCTCGAATGCCGGGACCTGCTGCCGGCGAATGCCCGCGAGATCCCCGAGTACTACAATCACATGACGGCGCCAGTTCGCGTCCTGGAGGACGCACCCGACGGCAACAAACGCGCCGTGTACCGCGAGGGCGGAAAGCCGGACCACTATCGCCACGCCGTCAACTACGACCGCGCGGCGCTGGAGATGCTGGGGACGTTCATCGTGTCGGCGAGCGAGCCGGCGGCGAGGGCGAGGGTGATCGGGTAAATGCCTGAGGACGAAAAGACAGGGTTGGTCGAAGTCGACGAAGCGGTAGCCCGGGCTTACCTGGTAGGCCCCGAGGTCAAGGCCGTCGACGCCGAGGGCCGCGGCGAATCCACGGGGATGAAGGAGGACCCGTGGAGCAAGCTGTACGAGGCTAGCGACGTCGCCAAGCCGCCGTACGACGTCGCGAAGCTCGCCGAGCATCTGGAGATCAACTCGACGCTCTCGGCCTCGGTGGACGCCATCGTAACTAACGTTGTCCGCCACGGTTTTGAGTTTGCCCCGGCCGGCGCCAATGTCGACGTCAACAACGCGAAGGTGAAGGAGGAGCTGGCGCGGCTACAGGCGCTCTTCCCCGGCGAGGAGGGCGAGATCGTCGTCGACCCGCGGCACCGTTTGCCGTTCGTCGAGATCGCCGCGCGTTGGGTTACCGACGACCTGGCGCTCGGCAACGGCTACCTGGAGGTTCTTCGGAACCGCAAGGGGGAAGTGGATGGTTTCGCCCACCTGCCCGGGCATACGATGCGGGTCCGGCCCGCGGGCGGCTTCGTCCAGATCCGGAGCGGGAAGAAGGTTTACTTCAAGGAGTTCGGCGACGACCGCGACATAGACTACGAGACCGGCAAGGAGGGTGTGAAGGAACCGAGGCGCCGGGCCAACGAGGTCATCCACATCATGCAATACTCGCCGCGGTCGGACTACTACGGGATCCCGCGGCACGTCGCCGCGATCCCGGCGATCCTCGGCTCGAGGGAGGCGGCCGAATATAACTACTACTTCTTCGTCAACAACGGCGTGCCGCGGCTAGCGATTCTCGTTAACGGCGGCACCCTCTCGAAGGACTCGGTCAAGTTCATCGAGGAATATCTCACCGCCAACACCCGCGGCGTCACGAACGCCCACAAAGTCCTCGTGCTCGAGGCGGCGGTGAACGAGCAGCTTGCGGCGCGGTTTACCGGCCGCGCTACCGTCAGGATCGAGAAGCTGACGGTCGGCGTCGCCGAGGACGCGAGCTTCTTGAAATACCGGCAGGCCAACGACGACGAGATCCGCGGTGTCTACCGCCTGCACCCGATCTTCGTCGGCCAGGTCCACGACGTGAACCGTGCCAATGCGATCGAGGCCCGTAAGCTCGGCGAAGAGCAGGTTTTCGGCCCGATGCGGCGGACGCTGAACTACATCATAAACGCGACGGTCGTAGCGGACATGGGGATCCAGAACTGGCGGTTCCGGTTCGTCGGGCCGGAGCTCGGCGACCCGGGCGAGCAGGCCGAGGAGATCGCCCGCCTCGCGGGCGCCGGCGGTTACACGATCAACGACATCCGCCGCGCGCGGAACCTCGAGGCGATCGAGGCGCCCTGGGCCGACCTGCCGCTACCAATAGCGTTAATCCAACTTCAACTCGGCGGCGTCGCTCTCGACGAAGGCGGTAAGAGCTTGGCCGCCTCGCTAGAGATAATGAAGTCGGCAATCTACGATGAACTCGCTCGACGCACAACTTAAATCGATGGCCACGAAGGACCTTCTGTTGCTGGTCGACGATGTTGACGAGCTGATCGGGATAATCGACGGCGCGAAGAAGAGGCGGCCGCCGAAGGACATTACGGCCGCCCGGGCGCTCGAGCTCCGCATCAGGGCGCTACTCGTCGAGAAGTACGCGGAGCTGTTCGGCGAGGGGACCGAGGTCGCGATCGAGGCGTTCATGCAAGGGTTGCGCGCCAGCGACGTGGACCTGGCCGTCGAGGAGCTCGTGGCGAAGTACCGGGCGGCGCTGGCGCCGTTGCCGGGGGCGGTCGCGGAACCTATCGGTGCTCACCTGACCGAGATGTATCAGCTCGGCCGCGAGCTCGCGGTGCTCGAGTCCGGCGCCCCGGCCGGCGTGTCGTTCGGGTTGGTGGATGAGGCGACGCTCGAGTGGTTGAAGAACGACACCCACTTTTGGGTCTACAACCACGTCGACGCCGACCTCGGCCAACTGATCGCGACAACCGCTCGCGAGGAAGCGTTCCGCGAGGGCCAGTCGATCGAGGAACTCGGCGAGTCGCTGCGGGCGCTCCTGAGCGGGAAGTACGGCCGGAGCGAGAGCTACTGGGAGACGGTGGCCTCGTCCGCCGTCAACCGGGCGCGGAACTTCGCCCGGGTCCGCGGTTACGCCGCCGCGGAGATCGAGACGCTCGTCATCGCGACGATGGGCGACGACGACGTATGCCCGACCTGCCGGCCGATGAATGGCCGGCGAGTGTCGGTGGCCAAAGTGTCAAAGCGGCTCGACCAGTTACTTAACGACGACGACCCGAAGGCTATCAAGGAATATTTCCCGTGGATGAACCCGGAGGAAGCGTCGAGGGTGACGGATCGCCAGATGATGAACGGGACGCGGTTGCCGCAGTTCCACGGGAAGTGTAGATGTACAACGCTGCCCGAAATGTAACCGTCGACGTCCGTTGCGACGGATGTGGCCGGCTCCTGGGCAAAGTCTCAGCCGGTAGCTACGTCGAGATAAAATGCCCGCGTTGCAAGGAGATAACCGTCTTCGACGGCGGCCGGCGCCGTGCCGCGGATAAGCTGGCGCGGCCGGATAGGATGAAACTGGCTAGGACTTAACCGCTACCGCGCAGAGGCTCGCGAAGCCCGGCGATCGTGGACAACCACGGCGACCGGGCTTTTCGCCAGCGGAGGAACGATATGAAAAGGGACCGGCTGTTATTCGTCGAGATCACCAAAATCGACGAGGAACAACGTCTCGTCGAGGGCTACGCCACCACCGACGCCGTGGACCTCGACGGCGAGATCGTCGACCTCGAGGCAACGCGTGAGGCGATGGAGGAATACTCGCACTGGCGCAACGTCCGCTACATGCACCAGGCACACGCCGTCGGCGTCGTTAAGGAGATGTACGTCGACGAGAAGGGTCTCTACGTCCAGGTCAAGGTCGTCGACGACGAGTGCTGGGTCAAGGTCAAGGAGGGCGTGCTGAAAGCGTTCAGCATCGGCTTCTACGTCCTCGACTGGATCTGGGACGCCGTCAAGAAGGCGTGGCGGATAACGAAGTACCGCTTGATCGAGATCTCACTCGTGGACCGCCCGGCCAACCCGGAATGCGTCTACAGCATCGTTAAGCGCGCCGGTGACGACGTCGACGCCGAGGTCTCGTTTAAATTCCCGAAGGCGCCGGAGGACGAGCCGTGGAAGTTCCGCGCTGCGGACTACGAGCTCGAGCAGCTCGTGCGCGCATGCGCGTGGGTAAAGGGCGTATCGGACCCGCACGGGGGCGAGGTGCCGGAGGGGTTGACGAAAGGCGACTGCAAGCTTCCCCACCATACACCGGATGGGACGCTGGTGTGGCGGGGCGTCGCGGCGGCGATGGCGGCACTTTTAGGCGCTCGGGGCGGCGTCGACCTTCCGGAGAAGGATCGGAAGCCCGCGTACGCACACCTAAAGAAACATTACGGCGAGTTTGACAAGGAGGTCCCGGAGTTCAAGGCCCTGGGGTTTCTGATGAGGGCGCTTGAGTTCCTGGCCCTGGGCGACGTAAACGAGCTTCTCGCCAAAATCTCGGCGGGAGCTTCAACCGAGGAGGATAGCGACATGAACGAGGAACAAACCCGGAAACTGGTAACCGAGGAAGTCGGCAAGGCCAAGGCCGGGATCCTGGCTGAGCTCGGCGGGAAGCTCGACGAGATCAAAGCCGCGCTGCCGGCGAGGGAGCCGGAGAAGCCGGCCGAACCCGAGGGCGATAAGGCGCTCGAACCCGCCGGCGCCGCGCCCGCGAATCCCGAGGGCGAGAAGCTGGAAGGGAAAGTCGAAGAGCTCAAGACCGAGGCTGGTCTCGGCGAGAAGCTCGACGACATCCGGAACCGGCTCAAGGACCTCGAGGCCGGCAAGAGCCGCGCGGCCGCCGGCCAAGACCCCTCGCCCGGGGAGAAGAAAGAGAAGTGGAGCGGCGTCCTCGACACCATCTTCCTCTCGCTCCCGCGCCAGTAGCGTCGGGGCGCCGAGGAAGCGCATAGACCGAAACCAACGAACCGACTTTAGGCCGGAGGTAAAAACGTGAAGGACAACCGGGAACTTATCGAGGCGGTAAAGTTCGCCGTCTCGGACCTCGCGTCCGGGGGCCTGCTCAACCCCGAGCAACACGAGGAGTTCATCCGCGCGGCCGTCGCGCAGACCGTGATCCTCAAAGAGGCGCGGTACGAGACGATGGACCGCCACGTCGAGGAGTTCCACAAGATCGGCTTCGCGAGCCGGGTACTCCAGAAGCCGAGCGGGACGTACGAGACGACCACGAGCGGCGTCGACCCCGCGACCGGCAAGGTCACGCTGACCGCGGTCAAGGCGATCATGGCGGTCGATATCGGCCTCGACGTCTTCAAGAAGAACATCGAGCGCGATCGCATCAAAGACACGATCATCACCGCGATGGCGGAGAAGGCCGGCGAGGACCTCGAGGAGCTTATCCTGATGGGCGACTCGACGTCGGGCGAGACGTTCTACCAGATAAACGACGGCCTCCTCAAGCTGGCGACGTCGCACGAGTATAACCAAGACTCGACGGCGTTCGCGCCGCACATGGTCTTCAAGGGGATGCTCGACCTGCTCCCCAAGAAGTACCTACGGCGCAAGGCCGAGTGGCGGTTCTACGTCCACGAGGAAGTGGAACTGCTCTACCGGCAGTGGCTTGCCGACCGCCTGACCGGCGCTGGCGACCGTTACCTGCTCGAGGACATCCCCGTGTTCTACATGGGGATCCCGGTTATGGGCGTGCCGATGATCATCGCCTCGGGCAGCGGCGCGACCGCGACTTCCTCGTCGCTTCTGGTTCACCCGAAGAACATCCTCTACGGCGTGTTCCAGGAGATCATCATCAAGGCCGAGGAGAAGTTCCGCGAGCAGTACGTCGCGGTGACGGGCACCCTCTACACAGACGTCCAGTACGAGGAAGAGGACGCCGTCGTCGAGGGCAAGAACATCAAGCATACCCTCGCCTCGTCATAGGCGTGAAGAGGGGGGCTTGCTTTAGCGGGTCCCCCTCCGACAACCGAAAGGCGGGATATGGCTTACTGCGAGATTGACGACGTCCGCGCCGAGGGCGTGGACTCGAGCAGTGCGGATGACGCCCGGGTCGTCACGCTGATACAGCTTGCGACCTCGTACATCGACCGCGTCACGGGCCAATTCTTCGAGAGCCGGCGCCAGACCTACGTCCTGGACGGCCCGGGCGTCGACACCGTCTTCTTCCGCGTGCCGATCGTCGACCTCGTGCGCGTCGTGATCGACGACGCGACTGCGCCGGACCTGGCCGCGTTCGTCGTAGACAATCGGCGGCTCGTGCGCCGTAGCGCCGTCTTCCCGCGGGGCCCCGGCAACGTCGTCGTCGAGGCCGACTTCGGCTGTCTCGATGACGGCGAGACGCCGGCGCTGATCAAGCGCGCGTGCGTGCTGCTCGTAATCCGCAACGCGCCTAAGGCCGCGACGGAAGAGGCCGTCGACCGGCGCCGGCAGGGGATGATCGTCCAGGAGTCGATACGTGACTATTCCTATCGGCTTTCGGACCTGGCACAGAGCGGCGGCCCGACCGGCGATCCGGAGATCGACGCGATCCTCGCGATGTACGCGGCGCCGGCGGCGATAGGGGCGGTGTGATGAGCGCCCTTCGGGGACACGCGATGTTCGTTCGGCTCCTTCGCATGGAAGGGGAAGCGGTCTCGTATCTGCCGTTCGACCTGGCGTCGAGCGAGAAGTTCGAGGGCTGGGAGGAGGGCGTCGACGCGTTCGACGAGGCCGTCTCGCTGACGGCGTTGGTCACGTACGAGTTTACGGAGCGGGTACTGGCTGCCATCGGCGAGGACGTCGAGTATTCGTGCGTGCTCGAGCTCTCGACAGCGGAGTTAGAAGCGAAGGGCGTTTCGTTGAAGGACAAAGACGTGTTCACCGTAGGGGGCAAAACGTACCACGTGACGAAGTTCCAACCGACGAGGTATTACGGCGGGTCGCCGGCCAGCGTGCTGGTGGCCCTCAACGAGGGTAAGCCATGAAGGTAGCGACGTTCAAACAGGCAGGACAGTTCGGCGCCGTCGACGTTAAACCCGACGCGCCGCGGGTATTGCCCGACGGCACCGCGGCGCAGCTGGCGACCCGGTATCCGGGGCTCGCCGAATTCGGCGACCTCGACGGCAACTACAACAAGTACGACGGCCACGACTTGACCGGCAAGTCGCTCCTGCTCTTACGGAACGGCGGCTTCGGCGACCTGCTGTTCCTGACGCCGCTGATCCGCTACCTGGACGAAAAGTACGAGCACGCCGGGATCGCCGTCGGGTGCGGCCGGAAGTACGAGGGGGTTTTCCTGCGCAATCGCCGCGTCCGCCGGGTCCACACGTACCCGGTTCGCCTCAAGGACTTTGTCTCCTACGACTACCAGCTCTGCTTCGAGGGAACGATCGAGAACAGCAAGGACCCGGAGCTCCACGCCGTCGACCTCTTCGCACGGCACGCCGGCGTCCACGACCTTGGCGACCGTATGCTCGAATACGAGGTTGACCGCGGCCTCGCAAACAAGGTTAAGAACATCCTGCGCTACGAGTTCGACATGAAGCCCGGCGACGTGAAGATCGCGGTTCACCTGCGGTCGTCGTCGCCGCTCCGGAATTACCCGCCCGGGAGCAGTTTGCGCGTGGCCGCGGCGCTCGGGCTCGGCGGCGCGAAAGTGTTTTTGCTGGGGACGAAGAGAGATTGGGACGAGATTGTCGGCGTCGATCGGGAGACGCTCGTCAAGCTAAAGAACGTGACGAACCTGTGCGGCCGGTTCAAGTCGATGGACGGGACCGCGGCGTTCCTCTCCAAGATGGACCTGCTTATCGGCCCGGACTCGGCGCTCGTGCATATCGCCGCGGCGACGGGCGTGCCGACCGTAGCGCTCTACGGGCCGTTCCCCGGGGCGGTGCGAACGAAGTATTACCCAGACTGCATAACGCTCGAGGGGAAGAAGCGTAAGTGGCTCGGCCTTAAATCTTGCACGCCGTGCTTCGCGCACGGCCACTTGCCGTGCCCGAAAGCGAAAAGGGATGCGGCGAGCCCTTGTCTGCGCAACCTGAAGCCCGAGATCGTTTTGAAGGCGGCGCTTACGGTTCTAGCGAAGAGAGGCAGCGTAAAAAGCGATGCCTGAAAGTGCGGACAAATACAAGCAGCAGGTTCGCGATTGGGTTTTAGGCCGTTACCCCTTCGCGAGCACGTCGATTCTGGACGTAGGACCGGGCAAGGGAACGTACGCGGCACTACTGCCGGAATACCGGATGGACGCGGTAGAGGTACACGGGCCGTACGTCGACGAGTTCAGTCTGGCGAAAAAATATCGGCGCGTATATATACAGCCAATTCAGCAATTCTATTTCGTAAAGGGGAAGTACCAGTTGACCATTTTCGGGGACGTCTTTGAACACCTCTCGCCGGAGGATGCCCAGGGAGTCCTTTCGCGATGTCTGGCGTCCGGGTCTGACGTGCTGGTCGTGGTTCCGTATATGTACCCTCAGGATGCTTTCGGCGGCGTGGAAGCCGAACGGCATCTCCAACCGGATTTGACCGAGGAGCGGGTGAAAGAACGTTATCCACAACTCTCGTTTTTATTCGGCGACCGTACGCCGCTGCCCGGCTCAATAGCTGTATGGTGGGCACCCGGCGAGGAGGTCGAGCGGGCGTGACGGAACCTCGCGCAAAGGTATTTCTGTCGGTCCGCGGCCGCTTCAACTACACCGCGGCGACGATCGCCGGGATAATTCACCGGGCCGGCGAACCGGTCGACCTCTGCATCTTCGATGATCGGTCCGACGGCGTCGACGCCGGCCGGCTCTGGGACCTTTACGAGAGCCTTCGCCAGAGGGGCAAGCTGGCGTTCCTGGCGGTCAACACGGAGCGGACTACGGGCGGTTATCCGTGGGGCAAAGCGGTGATGCTGGCGCAGTTTGCAAAGCTGCTCGAGCTCGAAAGCTTCCGGCGCGGCGCGGACCTCGTGGCCATCGTCGACAACGACTTAGATCTGCGCCCTGGCTGGTTGGCAGAGTCGCGGCGCGCGCTCGAGCTCGCGGAGCAGCGATGGCCGGGGCGCGTGGCTGTGGCATCGCCAATTCACGATACTAACCATCCTGTGACGGAAGAGGTTTTGCTCGCGGGCGACGTTCGCGTTTTGGTGAAACGGAATCTCGGCGCTGCCGTTTGGGTATTCCGGCCCGACTTTTTCAATCGTTACGGTTTGCCGGATTTGCGTTATTGCGACTGCGGCGCCGAAGATTGGTATTACGAGGAGGTATTAAAAAAGAAAGACCACCTCGTCTTCGCTTTGGCGGAACCGTTTGCCTTCCACGTCGGTGTAAACGAGTCGATGCGGAAAAGGTGTGCTTGAGGTGAAAGGAGAACTTAATGCGTAAGCGGGAAGAATGCCCGTTGTGCGGGGCGCCAGCCGACGCGGTTAGGCATTTCGTTACGACCGCAAAGGGTTACGACCTCTACGAATGCGTATGCGGCCTCGTATACGGCAAAGAGTACTACGACGACGACAAGATCTTCTCGATCTACGACGAGGATTACGCCAAGGGGTACGAAAAGCCGGAGTTGGTGAAGCTCATCCGGAGCTACGCCGATCGGTTCTTCGGCGGGAAAGCGCGCGGCCGCCTATTCGAGGTCGGGTGCGGTAACGGTCATCTCCTGCGCCGGCTGGCCGAGTTGGGCTTTACAGTGCGGGGCGTCGAGGTGGGTCAGGCATTAGCGGCTTACTGCGAAGGTCTGGACGTAAAGGTCATGCCGTTCGAGGAGATGCGGGTGCCGCCGCCGCCCGGGCGGTTCGACTACGTCGTTACGTTCCACGTCCTGGAGCACATCGTCGACCCGGTGGCGGCGGTAAAGAAGATCGCGAAGATGCTTACGCCCGACGGGCTATGGTTCAACTACCAACCCAACGTCCGGGCGTGGCGGCCGGACGTCCACGGCCCGGGCTGGATACATTTCGACCCGATGAACGCCGCGGAACATATCACGTTCTTCGACGAAAACACTATCCGTGTGCTGGCGGAGAAAGCCGGCTTAAAAGTTGTCGACGGCGGCGCTGAGAGCGACGACTTCTGGACGTGGGCGCGGAAACCTGTGGCGCCGGCGCAAAGCGATGGTTAACCGACCAGGCTTCTACGGCGACTGGGACAAGTTCGAGCGCGAGGTCGCGACGTTTTCGGACCGCCTCGAACGAAACATGGCCCGGGCGACGCGGCAGAACGCCGAGTACGCGGTAGGCGAGATGAAGAAGCAGATACTCCAGCAGAAGGGCGAGGTCAAGTTCTCGAAGCTGAAGGCTGCGACGCGATGGCGGAAAAAGAAGCGCGGCAAGACCAAGGCCCTCATCTGGAGCGGCCAGCTCGTCGGCGCGTTCGAGTACCGGATGATCGGGCTGCTCGCGGCGGTCGTCGGGATCAAGCGGTACGCGAAGGGGTTCAACGTGCCGCAGTTCCACGAGAAGCGTTTTCACTTCGTCCGCGATGCGCTCGAGCGAGCGAAGAAAAAGTGTATAGACAACTGGATGAAGGCGTTCGAGCGAACGGTCCAGGGGGCGTAAGTGCCGGCCGTTGACTACCAGGAAGAGTTGTTGCTGACGCTGCGGACGCGGATCCTTGAGGACGTCGTCCCGGAGTTCGAGTTCCTGACCGAGGCCGACGTCCACGTCGAGGACCCTGATTCGCGGTACGTCGAACGCGTCGAGGAGGGTGATACGTCCGCGGCGATCGCGCTGGAGATCGTCGGCGACGAGCCGAGCCCTCGGTTCGTCGAGGGCGAGCTTTACTCGCGGACCGCGGATTCGACGTCGAACGCCGACCTGGTCGTCGTCGACAAGCGGGTCTTTACGGTGGAGTGCCGCGTCTACGCGCGCCGGCGCCGCTGGAAGCGGTTACTGGCTAGGTGCCTTGAGCGCTACTTCGAAGACAACGAGATCATCCCCTGCGTCGCGGGCGACACGACGACCGGGAACGATATTTGGATCCTGTCCGTCGCGGGAAAGAACGTCGAGCCGGAAGGAGACTTCTTCGTTTACGCGCTGACGCTGACCGTCGAGGGACAGGACATTGAGGAAGTCACCACCCTGAAACCTTCTGCGGGCGTTGAGATCACGCTCGAGGATTACGACCAAGGAGGCTAGCCGAGATGATAAATCGATCCACCTACCTCGACGTCCCCGATATCTACATCTGGGAGATCGAGACAGGGCCGCGGGTGATCAAGGCGGTGCCGACGGGGATCGTCGGCGTCGTCGACGCGTTCCCCTGGGGGCCTGTGAACGAGTCTACGACGGTCGGCGACCTGACCGCAGCCGTCAAGACGTTCGGCGAGCCCGACGCCAACCACAGGGGGCCGTTCGCGCTGCTGGCGATGCTGAAGCAGGGTGCCCGCGCGTTCCGGATCATCCGCGTCGTCGGCTCGGGCGCAGCCAAGGCGTCGATCACGTGCGAGGACGCCACCGCGGTCGACGTCGTGACGTTCGATGCGCCGTACGAGGGCGTGCTGGGCGACGCGTTCGCCGTCGAGATCGGCGATAGCACGGTGGCGAGCGGGACCGTGAACGTCGTCTTCTACTTCGGCAACACCGTCGAGCAGCATAAGGCGGTGCAGATGGCCGACACGACCGCGAGCAACTACCTCGTCTCGTACGTCAACAAGAACTCGCAGCTCGGCGTTACCGCGACAGCGGTCGGCACGCCGACGACGAACCCGAAGCCACTCGCGAAGACCAACTTCGCGGACGGCAACGACGGCACGGCCGTTACACCGGCGGGCTACATCGGGACCGTGGACGGCCAGACGGGGGCGCGAACAGGCCTGAAGCTGATGGAGACGGTAGACGAGGTCTCGATCGTGATCGCCGGCTCCGGCCTCGAGGGCGACTCGGATCTCCAAACGCTCAATGGCGGGCTGATCGAACACGCCGAACTGCTCGGCGACCGGATCGTCGGCCTTAACCCGGCGAAGAACCAGTCGCCCAACGCCGTGAAGTCGACCCGGCTGAACTACAACAGCGCGCGGGCGCGGCTCTACTACCCCTGGGTCACGATCTTCGACGCCTGGGCGGGCGAAAACGTGACGATCGCGCCGGCGGCGTTCGCGGCGGGGCGGCTGTCGGTGATCCCGGCGCATAAGTCGCTCTCGAACAAGGAAGTCCAGGGGATCGTCGGCCTCGAACGCGACCTAACACGGGCCGAGGTCGGCGACCTCTTCGCCAACCAGATCACCTCGATCACGAAGGTCCGCGGCCGCGGATACCGGTTCCGCTGCGACCACGCTCTCACGACCGACACGCGCTGGCAACAGGGCGCCCACCGGCGTAAGGCCGACCAGATCGAGGAGTCAATCTACGAAGGCACGCAGTGGGCCATCTCCGAGAACAACAACGAGGAAGACCTGTGGTCGCCGCTCCGGAAGTCGGTGGCCTCGTTGCTTGACCCGATGAAGAGGGAGCGCGAGGTCTACGACTACTGGTTTAAGTGCGACGAGGAGACGAACCCCGAGGACGTCATCAACCAGAGTAAGTGCAAGGGAAAACTCGGGATCAAGTTCCAGGAGCCGGCGGACTTCGTCATCTTCGAGGTCGAGAAGCTGCTCACGACCGGCGAGGTAACGATAAGCTAGCGACGGGGGCGGGACTCCCGCTCCCTACCCTCTCTTTTGCCAAGGCAGGTGGAGATAGATGCCGCAGAAGAAGCCGATACGCAGTAAGCACGTTAAGGTCAAAGTCCAGGGGCCGTACGGTCCTGAGGACGTGGGCCTGTTCAACGAATTCTCCCACACGCGCGAGGTCGACGCTAAGGAGTACCTCGGCATCGGCGAAGAAGTGCCGATGTACGTCGAGGGCACGCGGAAATTCAGCGGCAGCCTTTCGCAGGGCAAGTTCGACGAGAACCTCGCGCGGATGATCTGGGGCCAGTACCAGATCCAGCGCGGCAAAAGCCCCGAGGAATCGCCGCGGTACATACTGACCGTCACGAAGAACTTCCTCGACGGCACGAAGGGCACCGATACCTACGGCGACGTGCTCTTCACCAAGATCGAGGAGCGCATTCGCGAGGGCGAGCTCGTCGAGCAGTCCGTCGACTGGGTCGGCGAGAAGTGGGAGAACGAAGTCAAATAGCGGCGAACGCCCGGGCGCCGCGCCGGCCCGCGCTTGAAACACGCCGGCCCACGATAGCCCACGGTTAAACGCCGCGCGTGGGGCCCCGGGCGACCGCGAATACGTCCCGGCGCGACGACGCGCCTACGGGCCTTTTTCGGCCCAGGGCGGAAAGGCGAGGTAAAACATGGATGCGGAACGGTTCGAGTTCACGCTACCGGTGTCGAAGCAAAAAGTCGTGATGCGGCGTTCGGCGCTGATGGACGAAGTCGTCAACGACGACGAGTTCTCGCAGGAGGGCGCCAAGGAGGCGCTCCGGCCGTGGGCCCTTATCGGGCGGACGATCGTCCAGCTCGGCGAGAAGAGGGGCCCCCTTAAGGGAGACGAGCTCATCGGCTTAGCAAGCCAGGACGGCGCGTACCTCTTGCGTTTCTGGAATACCCTGAACTCGCTGACGCCTAAACTGCGGGCGGAGATCGAAAGTTTTTTCGAGACCCCCGCAACCGAGTCGTCGCCAAGCTGATTCGGTTCGGGTTCTCGTACGACGTGATAATGAAAATGACCCCGGTAGAGCTAATCGGGTGGTGCGACATCGTTAACGACATGGAGAAAGGCGGCTGATGTTCGGGTTCGGCGGAACGCGCGGGTTCCAACTCGGCGTGGTACTGGAGGCCAAAAACCTCCTCAAAGCCGAGATGGGCCGCGTGAAGGCCGACACGGACGTGGCCAAAGCAAAGCTCGCTGGTCTTCAGGGGCAACTCCGGCAGCTTGAGCGGTATTCCCGCGGCATGAAGATTGGCGCCGGCATCACCGCCGCCGGCGCCGGCCTGTCGATACTTTCGGTGAAACTCGTCGACGCCAACAAGCAGATCGAGGAAGCCGTCGGGACCGTCGGCTTAGCGGCCGCGTCCACGAACGCCGAGTGGGTACGGATGGAGCCGCGCGTGAGGAAAACGCTCGAGCGGCTTACGATCGAGCACCGCGGGACCGCCGAGGACGTGAGCAACGCGTGGTATCGGATGGCATCGATCGGCATCGACGTCGACACGTTCGAGGAGTCGGCCGACACCATCCTGTGGGCGAATACGGCCATGCGCGGCAACGCCGAGGATACCGCCAAGGCGGTAGGCATGGCGTATTCGAACTTCGGGAAGAACCTCCCAGGGAAGACGGAGGGTGACAAGATCAAGTACGTCGCGGACATGTTTGCGCGTATTACGCAGATATCGCCGGAGACGGGGCCGGCGCTCGCGCTCGGTATGCGGTACGCGATCGCGCCGATGAAGACCTGGGCAATGTCCCTCGAGGAAGGCGTCGCGACCCTGGGGTTGTTGTCCAAGCAGGGGCTCGAAGCGGAGATGGCCGGCACGGCGCTGATGGCGACGCATCGGCAACTGCTGGAGGCCGAGGATAAGCTCAACCTCCAGTTCAAGAAAAACGCCGACGGGACCTATGCGTTCGCGAACGTCATCGAAGCCCTCCACAAGAAGTACGGCGACAACATCGCCGACAACAAGAAGGCCAAAGCGGCGATCGCGGACGCGTTCGGGGACGAGGGCAGCCGGGCGATCATGGCCCTCTGGGGGATGGAGGACGCGTTGCGAGCCACGACCAAGGAGATGAAAAACTCCAAGGGGTCGGCCGAGGATATGGCCAAGGCTTTGGAGGGCACGAGTGGCGCGAAGCTCGAGCGGTTGTCCGACTCGTGGACGATATTTAAAGGCTCGCTGATGAAGGACAACAAAGTAGTCGACCACGCCGTAGACCAGCTCACCAAGCTGATGGACGCGCTGAACGAGCTCCCGGACTGGGCGCGGACGCTGGTCGGGACGGGGATGGCGGTAGGCGGCGTCGCCGGGTCCGTGGCCGGGCCGGCGATGACCGGGTACAGCATGTTGATGCAATACCGTTTGGCGAAAGGGATAAAAGGGCTCGCCGGCACCGGCGGCCTCGGGGCAGCGCCGGTCTACGAGACGAACCCGGCGGCGATGGGGGGCGGCGGCGTCGCGGGCGCGGCGGCCAAGAAGGGCGGCGTCCTCGGCAAGGTGGGTCGCTATGCCGGGTGGGCCGGTGTCGGGGGCCTAGCCGCGTACGCAACCGGCAAAGCGACGGGCGGGCTGCCGATGGGGGGCGGCAAGACGTACCACGAGGAATTGACCAAAATGCTGGGGGGCCACGAAACGCTCGCCTACCTCTTGGGCGGTACGACGCCGGGGATGGCGATGGCCGCGGGCAAGGGGGTTTACGAATCCGGCAAGAAAGTTGTCGAGAGAGCGGGCGACGTGAATATCAGCGGCGGCATCAATATTACGACGCAGGCCAAAGACGCTAACTCGATCGCGGCGGAGATCGCCGCGGCGATCAAAAGGCAGGTAAAGCGGACCGGCGCGCGCCAGTCGCCATAAGCGATGAGCCCTCTTACCGAGACATTGGGCAAGGTCGGGTCGCTCTTAGGCCTCGGCGATAGTGTCCTCGCCCACCTCGACGACGTGAGAAAGGCCGAGGCGCCGCGCGTCATCCTGATCCCTGAGGAGGGCGACGAGTACGAGTTCGAGATCCTGCCGGAGGAGGCGCTCGAGCCGGCCGGCGAGGGGGTCTACGTCGCCCAGGAGACGCCGGGAGTTAAGCCTATGTACCAGTTCATGGGCCCGGGCGAGCAGCGGCTCGCGATGCACGGCGTGCTGAAGGGCGCCGAGGCCTACACCGACTACCAGATGTTCGAGCGGTGGAAGCGCGAGGGCACGGTCTTCACGCTGGTATACGGCCCGATCAACAAGGTCGTCGCGGTCCGCGACATCCGCTGGCGGCTCCGCTCGCTCAGCGAGTTCTGGTACGACATGGAGCTGGTCGAGTTCGAGGACGTCTCGAGCCAATTCAAACCGGAGGTCCGCGTTTGGCCGGAGTGGAAGCCGGGCGGCCTGCTGGCGCTGTTGAACAATATCCTCGGCGCCGTGAACAAGTTCAAGGGGATGATGCGGAACCTGGTAGGCTCCGTCACCGGCCTCGTCGACGGCGTCGCCTCGATCGTAGATATGATGACCGACATCGGCGAGGTCTTCGCCGACATCATGGAAATGCCGGCCGACTTGGCGGCGTACGTCCGCGGCACGGTCAACGACGTTAAGCAGGACGTCGTCGACACGCTCGAACGCTTCGCCGACTTGGAGGAAAAATACGGCGGCGGCAGCAAGGATCCGCACCGCGGCCGCGGCCCGGGCGGCAAGGGCGGCTCGTCCGACCCCACCTTCTCGAGTGCGCGGGCGGAGGACCTGAAAGCGGCGCGGGCTTTCCGCAAGGTCAAGATGGCGTTGACGGATATCCGGCGCGAGCTGAGCGTCCTGGACCGCACGCTTGCCCGCGTCGAGCAGGGCGCCGACATGAACGTACCGGCGCACGTCGCCGTCGACGGCGAGACGCTGCACGACGTATCGGTAAGGTATTACGGGGCGGCGGATTACTGGCAGGCGATCGCGCGCAGGAACCGGCTCGAGT